AACGCCTCGGGGCTTCGTCTCCAAACCCGACTCCCGCTTGTCCCGCAAAACCCAGCGGCAGTCGATCCAACCTACCGGGCCAGCCTAACAGGTCAGGCGGCGTGCCGTGCGGTCTTCACGGGGCCGACACCGATGCCCACGGCCCCGAACCCGGCGAGGATGATCTGCAGCCACTCCGTGGCGCTCACGCCGTCCGTCAGGGCGCTGGCCAGGACGACGAGCCCTGCGGTCAGCACAGAGACGCCGACCTTGGTCCAGCGACCGTAGCGGACGTTGAGGATGGGCACGCCCCAGACACCGATCGCGCCGAGGCCGATGATGACGGCGTTGATCGCCTCGGGGCCGTCGAGAACGTTGTCGGACAGCGCCGGAACGATGGCGGCGAGGACGGCGACGACGATCTGCGAGAGCGCCGGAGCGACACCCGCTGCGGTGGTCGTGTCGGATTTAATGGTGGCCATGGTGTTATCCAATCTTGGTGATGTCGAAGTTGAACGTCGGCGCTCCAACTGAAGCGTCTGCGTTTTTCAGGTAGTCGATCTGCAAGTTGAGCAGGCCGATGACGTACAGGTTACCGTTGACCATTGTGGTCATGTCTTCACCGATGCCAATTGAGACACGTGTGATGACGCCTTGGACGGGATTGTCACCGTCTACGATTTCGAGCAAGGTTCGACCCGTCGCGCTGGTACGCATGCGCATGCTGACGCTGACGGAGTAAAGGCCCGCTCGCAAGCGGATCATTCCATTGTTGCTCGGGATAGTGGCGAAGTCGTTATTTACCGTCTTGCTTGCCACGGGAATGATGTTGGTGATCTTGTAGAGCGTGTTGTTGTTTGCTCCCAAGCCTGTTGCCGTGAAGCTGGCAGTGCGGATCTTTTGGTTCTCCGAGTACCAACCTGCAGGGGTGCGACCACCGGGGTTGCTTGATGCGTTGTAGGTGTCGAAGTACCGCTCGGTGTCTCCCGTGTCCAGGCGGTAAACGGATGCACCCTGGTACGGAGAGCTGCTAAACAGCGCCAGACGTTCAGACTCTGAGCCCACGGCAACGGGAGCGTACTTCAGTGCTTCCTCGATGCTGTCGGCCTGAGTGGTGGACTCCACGACGGGGTTCCACTTCGTTCCAAGCCCGAGCTTGAAAATCTTCCTGATGGGAGTGACGGGCATTAGCTAGCTCCTGCTGTACGAACGAAGGGCTTGCTCAGTTTGCGTCAAGCGACGCTGCAAGTCTTCGATGATGGTTTCAAGCTCACGAAAGTAAACTTGATTCTCTTTGTCGGTGTTGCGCTCGCCATTCAAGGCCATCAGCTTGCTCCCGTCACAGTCTTGAAAGGCATAAGGGTGAAGTCTTCACCAGTATACCCATCCCACGAGGCGGTCACTGCCTCGACCGTGATGTCACCGTAGTAGTTGATCACGTCGGACACCAACGTGTAACGCTTCAGCGTTAGTGACGTGGTCAAGTTCTTGATGACAGAAGAAAGAACTCGGTAGTTCGCTCCCATGTATGTGACAACTGCGCCCGGAGTAAGCCCCAGCCCACTAATGCGAGCGGTAGGAATGTCAAGCGTCAGCTCAACGCTAGGCGAACCAACAATGTCGGCCAAACCGTATGCAGCATCATATGCTTGCTCTTGCGTGTTGATGGCGAAGTTGTCAACCGTGCCCGAGTCTTCACGCGTGATCTTGCTGCTGTCAACACCCGTAGATACGGTGACGCTCGACGGGCTGACGCGCACGCCAGAGCCGATGACGCTAAAGAATGCGAAGTCCGTGTTACCGTCCGAAGCTGACAGCTTGTACGGCCCCGGCGTGCCAGGAATGTCCATGACCGGTCCGATGAGCAGCACCTTCAGTTGGTTGGGCTCGGTCCCCTTAGAGACGATCACCTGGCCACCGTAGTCTTGCCACTGCAGTGCCTGCACGGGGAGGTTGTCCGCAGCACTGACGAAGTAACTTCCCGGCAGAGCGTTCAAGCTGTTGGCCACGAGGGGCTGAGCGAAGCTGATGGGATACGCGTCCATCGTCACCTCGTACTCTTCCCGGTTGCGAGCTGCGACAGAGAACACACGGTTGTCGTCTTTGCGCGCGTCGTAGAGAACGTTGTCCGGGTCGGTGGCAGGGATCTCCAAGGTGGAGATCGACAGGCCGCTGGTGGAAGACCATCGCCATCCCGGCGAGTCTCCATCGTAGAAGTCGCTCTCTCGAACGTTGTTCCCGGCAAGAGCTTTCAGCGAGATTCTGATGTTGTACCAGTTTGCGAGCGTGGTGTCGCTGCCGTTCATGAAGTAGATTCCCACGCGGTCGAACTCGCTACCGAAAGAGAACGGCATCACGATGTCGTAGTTGCCAGCAGCGTCAGGTGCCTGATCGCTCATCCACTTCTTTTGCTGACCGGTAACAGAGTTGCTCGCGCTCACAATGATGCGTCGCGCGTTCACTCGGTCAACACGACCCTTCTGTGCTGACGGAAGGTGAAGTGTGGCACGAATAGTGTAGGGGGAGTTGGCCGACATGCCCGCACGCGGTACACCCGTGTTGGGGATGCCGCCCGAGAAGATGTTTCTCTCGTAGCCGTAAAAAGCGTGCGAGGATGCGCTACCTCCATCAGGGCGCACTTGGAAGCTTGTTTGGCCAGCTTTGACGTAACCGTTTTGCCGCTCGACCACGGCGTACTGGCCGAGCATGTAGGTCGTGTTCGTCTTGGCGGTGGGATTGAGGAACAGGTTGTAGTAGAAGAAGCCCGGCTTGCTGTCCTGCGACACCAAAGATGCGCGCTGGTATGCAACGGAGACTGACTTGCTGTTTCCAACCACGGTGGGCGAGAAAGAGGGCGAGATCGCAAGCTCGCTGATGTCGAGAGACGTGGAGCCCAAGTCTCGTACCGTAGGAACTTCGTCGACGAAGACGATCTCAACGCCATAGGCGACGCAGAGCTGGCAAATGTAGTCCCATGCGTTACCCTTCCACCCGCGCAGGACTACAGGCGGGTTGATGGTGGACTTGTAGTCCACCGTGTACCCCTCTATGCCAGAACGAAACACGAGCCCGAAGTAGTAAGAGAACGCATCAGAAAGAAGCGGGTTCGACTGCAAGCCGTCGAACTGAATCTTGTCGATGATGTACGGCCTCACGAGCGGGTACTGGAAGTTGTACGATCCGTACACCACGCGCCCGTTGGCGGTCATCCCTGCCATCATGAAGAGCGCAGGCGTTTGCGGGTTGTCAAGCGGCGCAGAAAGACTAGCGCGCACAGCTTCCCACGAAGCAAGCGGCTCAGCCGAAGAGTCCATCAGCGAAGCGCCGACGACGAAACTTCCGCTGGCGTCTTGCCTGCTCACCACTGCGGTGCTGTAATCGTTTGCGGTCTGACTGACGTTCATGTTTTTGATGAAAGTCAAACCGGCAGCAGAAACGTTGTAGACAGCCCATTGCTGGTAGCGAGACTGGGCTGCGGTGACCGGGCCGTAGATAACCATTCGCTCGCCCGAGATAGCAAAGAGCCGCTGGGGGCGTTGGTAGATGGCGTTGTCTGGCGTGGCAGTGTTGCGCGTGATGATCTTGTCGGTCGTGTCCATGACCACGGCACCACTGGGCGAGTATTTGATCACGCGGTAGTAACTTTGGTAGTCATTCGCCGTGGCCGATGCAATGGCGTAGCTGCTGCGCCCCAGAACGATGTTGCCCAGCTCGTCAACAGAGAGCGTGGTGGTGTTGATGGTGCCACCAAAGCCAAGGTTAGGAACGGCTGGCACGGCAATGGAAGCAAGCGCAACACCGGATGCGCTGAAGCGCTGAATCGTGTTGAGTCTTCCATAGTACGCAACGCTGTCGTCGTCCAACACCGCCATGGTGTTGTTGCGCATGTTTCCTATTGTGGTGAGCTTCCACACCAGCTTGCCGTCTGCCAGGCTGATCTTGGACAAAAGGTTAGGGTTGTTCTCGTCCGGCCCAGAGATGACGTAGACGTACAGGCCGCTTCGGGTGACCTGCATAGCGAACACGTAGTAACCGTTGAAATCTCCGCGTGAAGAAACGGCAGAAACCTGCTGGCCGAACAGGCGACCCGGGGCCACCACTTCTGCAGTACGGTCAACTGACAACTTGGCCATGATGCTGTTTACAGACACCGATGCCGTTGCACCTGAGATGCGGACAGACTGGACGTCGCCCCGCAACTTACCAAGGGAAATGTTCGCGTCGTCTTCGCTGTAGTGTTGCAGCGTGACAGTTTTGTCCGTCAGGAAGATCGTGTCATCGCGAAGCTTTCCCGAAACGCTGGCGACGTTGATGCCACCGGACGACTCGTTTACCACTTCAGGCGTGGCGTACTCCGTGACGGTCCAGCCACTCGCGACGTCACCAAGAGAGCCACGAGGCTCTTCGGTGCTAAACTTCATCCCCATGCGCCGACCTCAATCAAGTTCGTAGAAAGCTGCTTGTAATGACCCTTGGTCATTTGGTACGTTTCGGGGATAGCCCCGTCAGCAAAACGCACTCCCGTGTTGCCCATGCCGGGAACGTGCAAAGGCTTCACGAAAGGAGTCACGCCAGTACGATGAAGCTGCGCCATACCCGAAACGAGCGCCAGGGTCGAAGCCGCTGTGCTAGTCCTCGTGCCGTAGATTTCAACCGCCTGGTAGAGCGCCCCGCTGAAAGATGTGGTCAACGCCATTGGGCTCGCCGGTGAACCGAGCGGCACGTCAGAAGTCGCAGCGAATGCTCCACCGATAGCGATGGGCCGTGCGCGTAGCACAGAGGTGCCAGTGGCCTGTCCAGTGAAGCCCAGCCACAGCGTGTGCGTCGGGGGAATCAGGATCGTGGCCAACTTCGAACGGTGCACCGGGATGGCGTTCGCATCCATTGCCATGACGGTCGTGGACAGCCTGCGGTAGGGCACGCTCGAAGTTGGCGTGCGGTCGGTGTAGGTGGATACGCCGACGAGCGGGTGCTTCCAGCCCAGCTCTGCGAGGTGCGGTGTTGCCCAGTGCGCGGGGAGCAGGTTCGTGTCGTAGTTCATCGGGTCAGAGAAGTCGATGAGCCCGCGACCGTAGAGGCCCGAGGCGAACTGCCGGAAGATGTCGATGCCGTTGAGTGCGTCGGCGGACCCCGAGAACTGCATGCCGAACGTCAGGTGCTTGCCCGCCGAGTCGACGACGGCTGCGCCGCCGTTCTCGAACTCAACGGCTTCCGAGTAGCCGCTGGACGTGACGGTCATGCCTCGTTTGGGTGCGGGCACCTGTGCGACGAAACCTCTCGCGAACCCAAACGGCATGGTCCGTGGCATATCACCCTCCGAGGGTCAGGATCTTGTTCCCCTCTGCGGCAGCACGAGCGGTTTCCACATACTCTACCTGAGCGACAACGGGTCGTCCAAGTGCGGCACGCAGCAGGGCACGGTCCTCTGCGGAAAGGTACGCAATCGTCTCTTGTGCACCTCCGCTCATGTAAGTGACAGGGGCGACAACTTGCGGCTTGAACTTCATCGCGTTGATGGCTTCGAACATTCCATCGCCGTACATGGAGCGTGCTGCGTTGTTGATGATCGGCTCGCCACCCTGAAGGGCAATGGGCGATCCGTTTGGGAGCATGCCCAACTTGTTGTCGCGTTGCGGGTTGGTGGGTGCACTGCCGGGAACGAATCCACCAGAGGGGAACGCGTTGCGCCCGGGAACGAATCCACCCTCGGCGAATCGACCGCCACCACTATTGCGGCTTCCGGTCGATTTGGGCATGGTCAAGTTGAACAGGTTCTGCGCTGCGTTTCGGCCTACGTCGAGAACTTGGTCAACAAGCGGCTTGGCGGCTGCGTTGAAATTGCTGGCGAACTGCAGGCCAGCAGACGTACCAGCGGAACCCGCGTTCGACGAGCCGGTGCTGACGTCAGCCTTTGACGCAGCGGCACGCGCCAGGAATTCATTCAACGCACGGTGCGCAGGGTTCGTGTTGGCGGCGACAGTGATGTTACGCGGCACGTTGTTGATCGAGTAGGTCAGGTCGTCGAACGCGTTGGAGTAACGACCGATCTCAGCCCCGGAGTAACCAGCTTGCATCGCCTGCTGCACGAAGCCCTGACGAAGCTCTGCAACCTTTGCGGTGAGCTGGCCTTGCGTCATGCCGGAACGTGCGTATTCCAAGATCAAATCCTGGTACGTCTTGTACAGAGCGCTGAGTTCTTCACGCTGCTCCACGGCACTCTTCGTAGACATGTCGGTTGCACCAGAGGCGACGCGCTGCGCCTCTGCTTGCTGACGCGCCTTCTCGGCGATGTCGTTCTGCTTGCTTGCGATGTCCGCCTGATCTGAAGCGATTCCAGCGCGCAGGTCACCGGCACGAAGCTGGTCGTCGTACTTCACGGCAACCGTAAGGAAGTATTCTTTTTGGTTGATGTCAGACTGAAGTCCAAGAATGTCAGCGCGCAGCGAAGCGATCTCGTCAGCGTAGTCTCGTACGCTGTCCTGCGCTTCCTTCATCTTGTCGCGGTTGTCGAGGATCTCCTTGTTGATGTCGTCCCACTTGGACTGAACATCATCGAGGCCATCCTGCACGCCAAAGCGGTACTGGGTGGAGTCGTTGAACACCTTTTCGAGGTCCGACACGTAGTCGGACAGCGTGCGCACTTCTTTCTTCGCTGCCTTCGCAGCCTTGCCCGCGCCACTCAGCCCCTTGGCTGCCTTCGGAGCGGAAACTGCGGCACGGTTCAGGTTGTTCGCGAGGATGCCTACGTTCTGACCAAGGCCGCTGAACGCGTTGTTGGCACCACCCTTTCCACTTCCGCCAAAGCTGCCGGTGGTGATCTTGCCGATGGCCGCGAGCTTGGCCTGCACGGCAGAGATGTCCAGGTCGGCAGTGAACTCGTACGGCTGCGATGCAAGCACCTGAAGCAGCGTCGCGGTGTCCACGCCGGACGCCTGAAGCTGCGCGAACAGCGGAACCAACGAGTCGGCTGCGCTCAGCCCGGCAGTTTGACCGTAGGCGATGGTGTCCGCCATGGCCTGCTGCAGGTTCGCCAGGTTCGTGCGCCCCGCTTCCGAAAGGAAGTCGAACGCAGTGCCGCCATCGTAGATGCCGGAGAACAACTGCTGGATCGAGTCGCCGAATGCCGATGCGCTGTTCAGGTTCGAGAACAGGTCATCGAGCGCGTCGGACATCGAACTGATGTCGCCCTCTGCTTCATCAGCAGCGTCGGCAACCTGCATCAGCGGGTCGTCAGCAGCGGCAATGGCTTCGACGTAGCCCGGGAAGCGAGCAGCGGCCTCTTCAGTGCTGAGCCCCATTCGCTCGATCAGTGCAGCAGCGTTCTCGGCGTTGCCAGAGCTGACCATCGACGCCAGGCGCTGGTCGATAGCTTCCAGCTCAGAATTGGCGTTGTTCATGCCAGGCAGAGCGTTAATGAACTGGTTGAAGAACGAGCCGACCTGCGCGTTGATCTGCTCGAACATGTCACCGCGACCGTTGAACTGGTCTTCGAACATGCGGACAGCTTCGAGCGACTTCTGTGCAGAGGCCACCAACGTGTCCGAGCTGATCTCGCCGGTAGCATCCTGAACATCACGAAGCCCCTGCGCAGCCTGCTGCGACTTCAGGTACGTCTCGGTCAAGCTGTACGCGATCTGACCAAGAGTGGCCACAAGGCCAATGGCACCAATCGCACGCATGGCCAAGCCCATCGCACGCATGCTTCGGCTGTTTCCGTCAGCCGACACCGCGCCAGCGTCCGTGGCACCCTTCACGCCGAACAGCGCCGCACGGGTGATACCCGCGTCCGCAGCCACCGTACGCAGCGTCACGCTCAACGAACGGAACGAGATCGACGTGAGCCCTGTGCTGGACGACATCTGATCCATGACGAACTTCAGCGCCAGCAGGCCAGCGATGGCAGCAGCTTGTGCGCTCTTCAGCAGGAGGAAGCCGCCGACCAGCAGGGACAGGACGACGATGAACCCGGTGAGGATCGGAGCGTCACTGAGCAGGCCCATGAACTTCGACAGGACGTCCAGCACAAGGCCAAGGGGACCGAGAAGGGGCGCACCAGCCGTCGCCGCGAGAGACTTCAGGTTGTTGATGAAGATGGTGAACTTCGCGGCCAGTGTCTCCATGGTGACGGCGTAACCATCAGCAAGCGCAGTGCCTTCGTTGAACGCATTCTTGGACACGTCGAGTGCGTTGATGAGCAGCTCGGGGTTTCCCGTGAGGCGCTGCATCAAGTTGGTGTCGCGACGGTCCTTGATGCCAATAGATTCGAGATCGTTGATTAGCACCTTGCTTTCGCTAAGGCCTTGCACGAGCTGGGAAAAGAATGCGCTTGGGTCTTTCATCCACAGCTCTTGCGCACCGGCGACATCTGTCTTCAGGATGCGCGCGTACTCGCTCATGTCGTCGCCACCCTTAGCGACGGCCTTTTCGATGTCACCGAAGATTTTGGTGACAGAACCACGCGCAGCTTCAGGTGCGACACCTAGCGAAGCGAACGCGGCGGAAAGTCCAACCACCTCGTCTGCTGTGAAGTTGTACGCCGCTGCTGCACCTGCGATCTGATTTGTGGTAGAAAGGATCTCAGATTCAGTTGCGACGGTTTTGATGCCGACTTCGTAAATGGATGAACCCAGCTTGTCGAACTGGTCGGCGGGCACATCAAGGAGGTTAGAAATGCGACCGAAGCTCTGCGCTGCGTTGTCGACCGTAACGTCCGTGGTGGCCGCGAACTTCGACACGGTGGACGAGAACTTGTCCAGGTCGTTCGACGCGATACCCATCTGTGCGCCAAGAGTGGCGATGGACGAAACGTCTTCGAAACTCACCGGAGCGGTGTTGCTGATCTCCAAGAGCTGCTTCTGCACGCTGGCGGCTTCTTCGCCCGTCAGCTCGGCAGCACGACGCACGTCGGCGTACGACGCCTCGAACTTGGACGCCATGACGACAGAGCTGGCACCGATGCTCGCCACTGCCAGACCGGCGATGCCTGCCGTTTGTGCAACGTCGTACAACGCGTACCGGGTCGCGGCCAAGTCCGCACCGTCACCCAGTGGGCTGCGGTTGTCGAACCTGCTCTGCTGCGACATGTAGTCGTTGTAGATACGGTCCTGCTGCGCAGCAACCTTTTCCTTCGCCGCCACCTCGCGCAGTGCGGCACGTTCTGCGGCAGCGCCCTGCTTCGCCTGGTGCGACAGGTAGTCGTTGTAGATGCGATCTTGCTGCGCGGCAACACGAGCTTGCGCAGCCATCTCTCGCTGCGCAGACTTCTCGGCGGCACCGATGCGACGCTCTTGGCCGCGTGCCTGAAGGTCTTCGATGCGCGCATTGTTCAGCAGAAGGTCGGACTGTGTTTTCAGTGCCGCGTTCTCGGCCTGCCGAACCTTTGCGCGAGTGGTGGCTTCTTGCGTGGCCACACGCTCAGCAGCGAGGTCGATCTTGTTGGCCGCAAGGGCGGGCGCGGCAACGGCGTTGACCTGAGCGGTGGTAGCGTTCGAGCTGGCAGCCTTGGTGCGTGCCGTCTGAGCCCGAGCGGCCTGGACCGACCGCTCCATCGCCAGGTCCATGCGCGACACCTGCTCGATCTCACGACCAAGCTGACGGTAAGACTTGGCCGTGGCCAACACCGAGTCGTCGACCTTGCCGCCCGTCTCGACGGCACCGGCACCGAGGCGGCGAATGTCGGCCAGCAGGTCGCGCAGCTCCTTGCGACCTTGGGCCGCGTCGACCTCTACGTCGAACCGGAGAGAGTCGTCGCCAGAACCTCGGGGTGCCACGTGATCTCCTAGTCCTTGGGGCCATGCACGGGCACGTCCATCTTGGCGTAACCCGTTGCTCTCGATGGTAGCGCACCGGGCGCTCCACCCTCTTCGTCAGGCACGCCGACAGCATGGACATGGGCGTACTCACCCGGTGCCAGCTTGACGTCCTTCGTCTGCTCAGCCTTCTCTTCACAGGCATGGCAGATCGAATATTTCACCTCGAACTCTACTTCGTTCGAGTAGGTGTGGCCCAGCCAAATCGGCGTACCACACTGGGGGCACTTCTCAGAGTTCAGTTGCAGCACAGAGGCGAAGAGCAGCCGGTCTTTCATCGACCACTTCACTGTGTTCGGATTCTTGCCCTTGCCCAGCAACACGAAGGAGGGGGCCGTCTTCAGTTCGACGGCCACCCCCAACAGGTGCTGGTAGACGCGCTGCGACGGGCGCGTCAGCGCCTCTACGAGAAATCCGAGTTGATCAGCTTGTCGACGTCGTACGCCATGTACGTGATGTCGTACACCGCGTTGGACAGGCGCACCCACTCAGCGGCACCGAGCTTCGACTTCATCAGCTCGATGTCGGACGCCTTCTTCTTCTTGTCGTCGACCGCACCGTGGGCGTTGGTGATCTTGACGATGCTGCGCGCCACCAAGTCGAACGTGAACTTGGCCTGGAAGTCGGGGTGGTCGACGCCGCCAGCGTGGCCGTCCTCGTCTTCGGTGGGTGCCTTCTTCTTCAGGTTGCGCGCGATGCTCTTGGAGAGGATCTCGCGCTCGCCGGGCGACATGCCCTTCAGGTGGAAGGTGAGCGCCGTCTTGGCCAGCTCTTCACGCAGGAGGACGATCTGCTCACGCGCGGCGTCGGCCTTGTCGTCGGCTTCGTCGGCGATGCTCGTCGGCTCGGCGCGCTTGTCCTTCTTCTGGTTGATGGCGCGCATCTCGTCGACGCCCTGCACGAAGTCCGTCAGCTCCTTCAGCTCACGAAGACGCACGCCGTCACGGTAGATGACCACCGTGTCCTCGGGAGTCTGCGCGTCGTCGAGCCACGTCGCGAGGTCGAAGCTGTCGAGGGACTCCTGCACGGGGGCGGGGATGGTTGCGTTTTCGTCGGACACGATGCTCTCCTAAAAGTGTGGTGGGCGTCACCCAGAAAGGATGACGCCCACCAGTGTAGCCGCTCGTGCGACGTGCCGCTACTTACGACCCCGCGACGACCTTCGTGCCCTTGGGGATGTAGAGCCCCTGCTGCAGGAAGGGAACGGTGAGCTGGATCGGCCCACCGCTGTCGCCGCCGTCGATGGTCTGCGGGTTGTCGGACTGCACGAAGAAGCCCTCCACGGTGTCGGTCGCGGTGAAGGGCACGTTGCTCTTCTTGCCGATGCGACGGTAGAGGTAGCCGCGCGCGCCCTTCTTCTCGAAGAGGTCGGTCGCGATCTTGAACACCGAGGTGGTGTCGCTGTCGTCGCTCTCGTAGAAGAACGTCAGGTTGGCCTCGTAGTTGTCGTACGTGGGCGTCTCGACGTTGCCCTCGTCACAGATCGACGCGGTGTCGTCGGTGTCCGAGCTGGTCGGGTTCAGCGTGTAGCCACGCACGATGGCGCACGAGATGTTCTGACCGGCTTCCAGCTCGGTCACGGTCGGGGCCATCGGGTTGGCCACGCCGTCTTCGTCCACCCACACGATGGTGGTGTTGGGGCTCATCATCTTCTTCATGGTGTACTTTTCCCTCCTAAAGGGGATCGGTGGTTATTTCTTGTCCCCAGCGGAGGCGCTGGTGGTCTTGGTGTCGCCGGACGGCGCGGCAGCCTTCTCGGCGAGGCGCGACTGGATCTCGTCCTTCGTGCCGGACTTGGCTACGCCCGCCGCCTCGGCGGTGGACTGCAGCTCGGCGAGCGACATGTCGGCGGTCCTGATGCCGGTCTTGTCGATCTCGATCTCGCCGTCGTAGGGCTCGAATCCGGCCCGCTCCATGTAGGTCGGGTTGTCGCTCGTGCGAACCCGGTTCGTGACCGGGTGACGGTACATCTGCTCGTTGTCAGCCATGGGCTCAACCTTATCTGTGATTGGTGATATTTCAGGGGGGAATGGGAGTGGGTCAGGGGGTCGTGGTGCCGACGTAGCAGTAGAAGATCATGCCGATTCCCTCGCGCGTGATGTTCTGCTTCACGTTGAGCGGGTTGGCGATCTTGCCGCTGTTCTCTGCGCTCAACTCGCCGCAGTTCACGGGCTCGTACCCTTCGAGCGCATCCCACACGTCGTCGGAGATTCGGTCCTTGGAAACGCTGTCGCGTCCGTAGACTTCCACTCCGAAGATGAAACGACGCAGATCGTTCCTGGTGCCGGTAATGCCCTGAAGCGAACCGGCCACGCGTCCGCGACCACCAAAGTTCACAACGTAGTATCCGTTGATCAAACCTTCGGGATCGGTCTTTGCGTACTCACCGTCTGTCAGTGGGCCACGGAATGCCTGGATGCCCTTCAGGCGCGCGTAGCCGGAAAGACGTGCCATGATGTCGAGACGCGTCTCTTCGATAGACGTCTCTGCGTAACGTGGAATGTCGCTCATCGTCCGAGCCTTTCGCGCAGCTTGTCGCGTGCGTAGATGTTTGCTTCGGCAATCGCCATCATGGGACGGATACCGCGAGGACTTGCACCCTCGCCGCGCCCGAGCGTGCCGGACTCCTGAAACCCGAAGTAGGGCTCGATCTTCTCGCCGGGAATCCAACCGGCCTGTCCAACGATGCGGTCGCGCGAGGTGCGACGCGTGCGACTTTTCACAGCATCGAACATTGTTTCCGACTCGATGCGGCCTTCGTTGTTTGGGATGGTGTCACGAACACCGTTGCGCAAGATTACGTCCTGTGCGATGTCGGCAGCTTCTTGCATGACGTCATCGACGATCTGCTCCACGTCGTCCAGGTTCTGGTCGAACGACTCGTTTGCTCGCCTCTCCGTCTCGGCGAAGCGCGAACCGAACGCGTTGCTACGAATGGTCACGGCTGATACCCCCCTTCAGGTCTACGTCGGCCAAGATGTTCTGAAGGCCAGCGTTGCCGGAAATGAGATCGTTGCGTACGATGAACGTGAAGCGTTTGATGGCGTCCAGTCCGGGGAAGAAGTTCTCCACGATGATGATCTGATCTTCATCTTCGAAATGGCGCTGCTCTTCTGCAAGGGCTCCATTCCACACACCGTCCATCAGCGGAAGCGAGAACCTGCACGCTTGCATGGCCGTGGTCATGTTGGCGAACTCGTAGGACTTGGCCCGCCAGTCCTTGTTGGGCTGGACGCGGGCCTGACCGGCCCACAGGGTCACGAAGTCAGAGCCTCGGTACTTGCCGAGGCTGTAGTCCCATTCGGCGGCTCCTGCGGCCCCCTCGGGCTTGCGACGGCGAACCAGCACAGAGGACGTCATGGCTGCCTGGCCGGTCCGGGCGAACGCTTCGCTGAATCGGGGGTCGAAGACGCTGCGTGTGTTCAGCATCAGAAGAAGAACCCTCCGCGCGCGATCCGCTCTGCGTCGAAGGGGACCGGCCTGCGTGAGTACCCGATGCGGAAGAAGCCGGTCCCGTCGCCTGCTTCGTCGTCCTCTTCTTGCGTGGCCCGTGCGCGCAGCCTCTGTGCTTTCGCGCCGTACTCTCTGGCCAGCGTTGCGCCGTCCGTGGAGAGGTCTTCGGTGATCAGCTTCTTCAGGATGAGCATCTCGCTCGTGCCGAGTGCTTCGCACGCGTCGGCGGCGGCGCGCTTGACCGAGCCCGAGTTGATACGCAGGTAGCGGTTGAGGGTGTCGTCGTCGAAGATGTAGCTGTCTTCGGCGGTGGGATCGAGAGGGTCACCGAGCTGTTCGATGTCGGGGATGAGCGCGCGGACGTCCCCGAGTGCGCTGTCGGCGGGGAGGTCTTTGTAAAGCTGGTCGGCCATGGTGATGATCCTAACTGATCGTGGTGGGGGTGCGACCGCTGAAGAAGGGCACCAGTTCGTCGGTCTGCCATGCGGCCAGCATCCATTCGTCCAGGTAGAAACCGTCGACAGGACTGCTCCTGTAATCTGTTCGACCTTGCACGTGAGCCCGGACTGTTGCAGTTCCTGCCGGTGCGATGTGCGACATGGAGGCCTGAACCGCTGGTGCCTGTCCAGTGGGAAGTGTTGCGTCGGATGCGGAAGAGCCGTCGAAGTAGAGGCCGTTGTCGCCGATCATCAGCTTGCGAATGTCGAACGTGTCTCCGATTGCTCGGGGGCCAGCACCAGTTCCGATGTACACCAGCATGGTTACTGCACCAGCAGGAGGGACCGTGGTTATTTCGTGACGGGTGAAGGTGATTGCTGCGGTAGCTGCGACCCTTGTGTGTTCGATGAGCGACAAGTAGGTTCCGGCTCGGTCGTACCAATAAGTCATGATGCTCATGGGCTGCGCGCTCGAAGAGCGAATCTCGACAGAGTACGTAACCGTCTCGCCGGGAGTAACGGCGATTGCGCCAACGCCCGAAGCTGTGCCAATGACGATTCTCTGCGCGTTGATCGCAGCGGTTGCGTCCGTGATCGTTACTCGGCAGAAGTCTTCACCCTGTGACAGGGTGCCGCGAGAAGCGCCCAAGTAGAGAGTGCTTTTACCGTTGATGGGGTTCGTCGCCCGGTTGGTTCTCTTGCCTGTAGCGGTGATTTGCTCGGACGGAGATGTATTCGTTGCGGCAACCCAGCGGTTTGCTGTTCCGCTAATCGGAACGAGCGAAGATCCATCGAAGTACGGTCCCGGCGCTCCGTTGGCCGAGGTCGCCTCAAAGATTGGCTGGTCGACAACAATCATTCCGCCCGCATCCATGATGGCGCGAAGCAACGGACGGTAGCCGAGAAGCGTCGCAGCGGTTGCCGTGACGGCAGGGATCACAACGTCCATGACCTGCCCGGGCGCGACAGTTCGCAGCGGAGTGCTGGCGCTGTCCACGCTAACCGTAGAGCCGTACACGCGGGTTGTCCCGTATACGGAAACATTGGTCGTGCCAATGTTTCGGACCCGGTAACGCGCCGAACGCGTCTCGCCAGGCGAAAGGGGGATGGCGACAGAGGGGTATGTCGCAATGTCGCCGTTGACGAATGCGGAAGTCGCAAAGATGCGAACTGCACCTTGGGCGCTATAGTCGTAAGCACCCTTCGGGTTGGAGTACCAGACGCTGGGCGTGGTGTAACGCGGGTCGATGGCCTCGTTTCGCCGAACGGCGGCACCTTCGAACCGCTCCGACACAGAAGCGTCAGCGGTGCCAGCCCAGCGGTGAAAAACGCCAACCGGTGCCGTGGTGACAACTTTGGAGAAGGCGGACTCTGTTGCGATCTGACCACCAGCGGAGTCGTAAAAACGCGTCTGCGACGTGTAAGAGCGTGCGCCAATCGAACCGGCAGAAGGTGCGATCTTGACGCTGTTGTGCCAACGCTGTCCAGGAAGAGCGGGGTATCCGCCAGGCGTGGTGCCGTAGTAAATGCTGGGCGCGTCAGCGAAGTCTTGCTCGACCAGTGCTGCGGCTGCAGTCTGGCCGATGGGCGCAGCAAGCGTGACGTTGCTGATCTTTGCGCGGTAGGCGTTCGTTACGGTAGGGAACGCAGCAGACATGTCCGGGTTCAGGATCACGTTGGTGATCGTGCCGAGCGGCAGCTTGCGCGTCGAGGTAGAGTTATCTACAGCGCCCGTCCATGCGTGCATCGCAATGGTCTTGCGGATGAAGCGCATGGCGTTCGTGTACACCGAGTTGTCATCCCAGCGGAGGATACCGGTCACCGGGATCAGCCACAGCAGAGCGCGCGGGGTAACGGCACCCTTGATTCCGGGGTACTGCTTCGTTTTGCGAGCAGGCGGCTGCGGGTAACCAGCAACAGGCGTCGAGCCAATTGTCCAGCGGTACTCTACGCGCGCGTCCCACACGTACAGGTCTTTGTCCTTGATCTTCCAAAAGAACTGCAAGGGACTCGTTTGCGAGTTCTTCACGTTTCCGGGGCGGATCGTCGGTGGAACGAGTCCCTGCCCCTCTACGGGGGTGGCCCCACTTTTCCAGCGGTAAGTGACCTTTGCGTCCCACACGTACAGCTCACGTCCCGCGATCTTCCACAGGTACTCGGCGAACGAGCGGCGCTCGTTTACGATCAGCGAGGGAGAGATGTCGGAGACGGCCATGCCCCGAGCATACAGGAAGAGCCCCCTCCGGCTGATCGCTCAGCACAGAGGGGGCTCTACTTGGCCTTGCCCCGGTTGGGACTAGACGACGGTGGGCTCCGACACCAGGACGCCCTCGGCGAGGACGAGCTTCGACCCGAAGAAGTGGCGGGCCTTGAACTCGATGGAGTCGTTCGTGAACGACCCATCCTTCCAGTTGGCCATGCCACCAGCGGGGGTGAGCGCGTTCGGCGACGAGATGAACTGCTGGGGCTGCAGGTAGCCACGCAGCTTCGCGGCGGCGAGGCTGGGGCGTCCGGCGAGCTGACCGTCGTTCGCGAGCAGGAACCACGTCTGACCGGCCGACGCCGACGTGTTCACGTCGGTCAGCGCGTCGAACACGGTGTACGCCATGCCGTAGACGGGGTTGCCGACGTTCTTGAACGTCTTCCCGTCGATGGTCTGGTCGTACGACTGGATCGACACGAGGCGCTTCACGGTCTGTTCGAGCGTGCGCGGGATCAGCAGGCGGGCGCGCGACAGGTTCGTGCGACGTCCGTTCACCTTGATCTCGCTGAACTGCTGCAGGGCAGCCGACACGCTGTCGATGCTGAGCAGCGGGTCGCCCGTGACGTGCGTGATGTTGGCACGCGCGCCGGAACGGTCGTCCTTGATCAGCGCCTCCGCGACCACGATGTCTTCGAGCTGACGCAGGAAGACGGCGAGCGCCTCGGGGTAGTTCGCGAGGATCGCGAGCTGGTCGTTGATGATCATCTCGATGGTCAGCGGCAGGCGCAGACCGTACTTGTCGAGCTTCAGTTCGACGCTCGACTCGTCGAGGGTGATCGCCGGGTACTCGGCGTTCGGGGCGATCTTCGGTGCCTTGCCGGGGATGCGCTCCTTGCCGCCCTCGGTGCGGGGCAGGCTGTCGAGCGACGGCCAGACCTCGAGGTAGCCCTGCGGACGCAGGTCGTTCAGGGTGACGTCCTGCGTGAACTCACCGTGCACCGGCTCAGCCGCCGCGTACTGCGGGATGAGCTGCTTGTTGGTGAGCGAGTTGAACGCGAGGGGGAGGTCCGTGTGGAGGAACGCCTCCTGGAACAGCCCGGACGCACGCCGACTGCCCTCGTTGACCTCGTTGATGATGAGCGCGCAGTCCGCTTCGGACATGTGCGCCTGCAGCTCAGGGAGCTTGACGAGCGAGAAAACCATTGGTCTGCCTCCTTTCTCAGTTGGCGATCTTGACGGTGACGACGTGCGCACCGTTCGGGACGTTGTATTCGAGCGAGTGCCCGAACAGGTTGTTGTCGGTGGCGACGGTGACGAGTGTGTTGTCGGCCTTGATGTAGATCGGCTGACCGGCCTTCAGGGGGCCACCGCTGACCGTGACGTTGAACGTGTGCGCGCCACCGAGGTCGGTGGACGCTTCGCCGACGTGTCCGCCGAACTCGCCCTCGTAGCTGTTGCGCTCGCTGACGGCGACGGCGTTGAGCCCGTTGACGCGCACCGGGTCACCGGCCTTGGTGCCCTCGGGGACGGGGAGCGGGACGTACTGCCCGAGACGGTAGACCTCGTTCTTGGCCATTACTCGCTCACCGCCCAGCCCTTGACGGCGACGGCGGACTCCTGCGCGTTCGGGTCGATCTTGTTGCCCGCCTCGTCGAACTGCAGGTTGCCGTTGTTCTTCTGCGCCTCGGCGATGGCCTCCGTGCGGATGGCCACCTCTTCTGCGATCTTCGCCTCGATGTCGACGCCCTCGGACTCGCTGGCGGCCCAGACACGCTCAGCGGCCTTCTCCCCCAGCTTCGCTCCGGCGATGGCCTTGGCGATCTCCGAGCCGGTGAGCACCTTGGGGGTGTTCGCCGACTCCTGAGCAGCCTGGACCTTGCCGAGAGCGGTCGTCACGTTGGTGAACAGGGGGGCGAGGGCTTCGGCGACTGCGTTGGCCGTAGCCAGCGACAGCGCGTCGCGCTCTTCCTTCTCCATGGTGTTGCCTCTCGTGTCTGTTTCCTCCGCCAGCGCAGGACGCGCGGACTCCTTGATCATACCGAACTTGCCGCCTGCTCCCGCACGGGAAACCACGTCGACCGAGACACCCTCGGTGAACGACGTGACGATCTTCCCCTTGCGTCCAGCGCGCTCGCCCTGCATGAAAGTCACTCCGGCCCGGATGGAGACGCCGAGCGCCTTTGCTCGCTCCTTCACCCATGCCGCGTTGTAGATGCCCGTGGTGTAGAACCGCATCGGTGCGCGCAGCACCTTCGCGCCGTCCGCCTCTTCCACGTAGCGTGCGTCTTCGGCCAGCTCGCCGATGATCGTGCCAGCCGAGTCGTTTTTGCCGGCCTCGGTGTGGTCGATGTGAACCTGCGTGCCAGCGGGGAACGTCTTCGCCCCGTCGCGCTCCAAGACGGTCGCGGGGTAGTAGCCCGACGAGCCCCAGCGGTCACCCTCGATGATCACGTTGTCGTAGGTGACGCCAGGTCCAGCCTGGTCAACCTCGTGATCGAGAGCGAGCGTTGCGCTCTGCTCTGTCGCGATACCGTACTTGTCCTTCATGGCTGAAACTCTACACGAGGATTGACGTGCGAAACGTCACTTTCGCGTGTGATCCTGCTGGCCCTTGTCGCGCAGTTCGTGGTCACCGTCCGCCAGCTTGCCGACCGCACCCGTCTGGCCCTGGCCGGGCGTCACGGGGCCGTCTCCATTGCCCGTGACCTCTGTGCTGCCCGGGGCAACTTTCGCACCCTGGAAGGGCTCCCAGTCCTCTGCGGTCGGCAGATCGTTCGGGTCCCAGTCCACGCCGAACGTGTCGATGAACAGTTCGCGTCCCTCGTGGGGGTGGATGAGCTTCGAGGCGACGGCACCCGAGATCGACTGCACCTGGCGGTGCGTAGGGTCGGGGTCCATCACGGGCCAGTAAATCTTGACGCCCTTCTTCCCCATGTACTCGAAGATGTCCTCGAACACTTCGGTCCACATGCGGCGAATGGTCATCATCGTACGCTTGGTGGTGTACGGGATCGTGGTGTCTTTCGTTTCCTGCCCGAGAACGACTTCGAGCGGAATTCCGAGCGCAGAAGACGCCAGAGATGCGATGGGATCGAAGTTGCTGAAGTCGATGCCAGCGCCGATCTTCTGCATCAATTGCATCTCGATGTCGTCGCCGAAGCCGACCGTCTGCCCGTACTTCATGGGCTCGCCAGTGGCAGGGTCGATGGGCGGCGGTGCAGCAAGCGAAGCGGCCACGCCTTCGAGCGCCTTGCGCGTCTTGGAGCGGTACTGCACTGCGTACTGCGACTGGGCGCGGTAGATGCTGTCGGCTGCTTCGATCAGCTCTTTGTGTTCACTGGCGTAGAAGATGCCCGCCAGCAGGTCGGGCAGCCCCCATGCGGTGCCGTCCATGCGGTGCGGTGCGACGTGACGCACGACACCGTTGATGTTGACTTCGACGCCGCCGATGCGACGTGCACGCACGTCCCAGAACGGCTCGTACTCTTCACCGGAAGCAGGGTCAAGAACGCCTTCGAACACGTTGTAGTATTCGAGGTCGATTTCACGCGGCGCGTCGTACGCCATGTTCCGGTACAGCATCTTTCGCTCGACGCGATTCGGCTTCTGCGTTTGGAAGTCGGTGTACTCTTCCCACCACACGCGATAGAAGTAGCGGATCTCTGACTTGTCGTCCGGCGTGTACACCGCGCCCTGAATTTCGTGGAACGGGATGCGAGAGATGGTGTTGTCGTCCTCGACGAACAGCAGCACGTTTCCGGTGGCCACCTTCGTCAGTTCGAGTTCGAGCATCGCCGTCGTCGAGAAGATGTTACGCCGGTTCTTCTTGTTCTTGATCACCTTGTCAGCGCCCGTGATGCGCACGCCGTCGCCGTGAACATACCCGGCCTGCGCTTCTGCTGCACGGTGCATGATCGGGTTACCAGTGACGAGCGCAGCGCCATTCTTGGCGGCACCCTTCACTGCCTTCAGAGTGAGCGTGCCAGCGTCGCCTTCGCGCTCGAAGCCGTCGACCCTGATCCAGCCACGGTCTTCGTACGCCATGGAGAGCTGCGCGATCTGCGACATGCCCTCGGACACGTAGAGCATGGATTCCTGGCTGACCTGCTTCGCCTGTGCGAGCATGGATTCGGCCACGGTGGCGCGGCTTGGCCCGAAGCCGAGCCCTTCGCGCAGGTTGCTGTAGAAGGAGGGCATGCTGGGAGCTTACAGCACAGAGGGGCGGCTAGCTGCCTCCGGCTGCATGGTACACGAGAGCCCCGGCTACTACCCCGGGGCTCTCGGCATCACTCACGCTCTAAATGGATGATGAGAGGTCAGCATACACGAAACCCCCCAGTTTGCATCGCAGGCGATGAAAGCCGCGACGGCTTGCTTCTGGGGGGTTTCGGTGCAAGGCGACTGCCGATCAGAGTCAACGCCTTGCTCATTGGCTGATCCACGCTCTCGATCACTAGAGCGCTTCACGTGTGAAATCGTATCACACAGGCGACACAGAGAAGCCACCCGACATCTGACGGATCATTGCGTCGAGGCCGAAGTCGATGCGATCTTCGTCACCCTCCTGCGGCTTAGTCACTCCGTCAGCGTCGTACCCCTCGATAAACATCGAGAGGTCTGCTGAAACGAAAGCCACCGAGTCTGCGAAGTCAGGACTGCGCCCCTTCAGGCGCTTCTTCATTTCGTCCTTGTCCTCCATTTGGAGGGCACCCATCTTCGTCATCTTGTACTTCATGACGGACAGCTCTTTTTCGAGGTCTTCGTTCTTCGGCAGTTGCAGCCGGTTGAGCATCATCCCCTCTTTGAGCTGGTCGTACCAGAACGCACGTGCGTTCAGCCAACGCTTCGGGTTTGGCGACTTGTTCGAGCTGTTCATCACGACGACGCGATAGTTGTAGCCCATCATCACGCGCAGGTTGTCGATGATCGCGCCACCGACGTTTCCCTCGTCGATTCGGACTTCAAAAACTTGGTGTTCGAGCGCAAGCTGGTGCACTCGGTTCGTGGTGAAGAGGGTACTCTTTTTCGTCCACGACTCGATAATGCTGATCTTGCCGTTGTCGTTGATGGACACGACCGTGCGGTCCGATCCGTAGCGCGAAACGTCCACGCCCATGATCTTCTGTTCGACCTTCCATCCGGGGTCGACGGCGTTCGCCTGAGCCTGCTCGATGAGCGAGACGGGGAAGAATGCGTCTTCGGAGATGTCGGGGAACTCGGCCTCGATCTTTGAGATCCAGCGCGCGTCGTCCTTCGCCCACTGCTGCTCAGCGCGTCGAACCCAGTCGGTTTGCAGAACGGATTCGAGAACGCGCTTGGGCGTGATCTCTTTCTCTTCGGTGAAGTTGGGCGTGTCCCACGCTTTGATCTGCACCCAGTTCCAAAACTGCTGCTCTTCTTCGATCTCGCGCTTCTTGTCCTTCTTGTCTTCCTGGCCGAACAGGGAGTTGGGATCGTCAGGGTTTCCAATGGCGAGCATCTTCTGACGGTTCATGTCACCAGTCAGCATCGAAACGGCACCAGTGAACAGCGTCTCGGGAATGCCGTTCGCCTCGTCCAAAACGATGAACAGGTTGTAGGCGTGCTTACCCTGGAAGCTGTTGGCATCGGTGTCGGCAGGCTTGCGGCCCACTGCAACTTCGGTGACCTGGCCGTTGTGTTCGATCTTCCACGAGTCCGAGCCCGTGATGTAGCCGGGCAGGTTGCCGCGCTGGTGTAGCTTCCTGATCTCTTCCCAGAGAACAAGGTGCACCTGAGAGTAGGATGGTGCAGTGGTGATCACGAACAGGTCGGTGGGATCGCCATTGGCCTCGTCAAGGCGCGTTTTGACGAACCAACACACCAGAACAGCAGCCCACGCACTCTTGCCCGCACCGTGGCAGGACTTGACTGCCGTGTACGAATTGTCGACGACAGACTTGCCGATCTCGATCTGCTTTGACCAGGCGTAGAATCCGTCAGGGTTGTTCTCGTCTACGAGAACTTCCTTCGCCCAAATCTCGGGGTGGTCGTAGTGGATCTTGCGACGAGCTTTCTGCTGAAACTTGTCGCTAGCGTTGAGCATCGCCGTAGCGAAAGAGGCATCGACGCGGGACTCACGCTCCGCTTCGCCAAAGTTGCGCTCTTCCATTAGCTGAGAACCTTCATCTCAGTGTCGATGATCTTAGTGGCCTCGATTTTGTACGAGTCGGCCACCACTTGATCCCACTTGTCCTCAATCTTGGCCAAGGCCAAGTTGTCCTGCACGTTGGCCTGAACCAGAGACATGAGCTGGTTCGTGACAGCGCCCACGACGTCCACGATGACGGTAGTCTGCTGCTGGTTGATGATCGTGATTTCCTGCTTCGTCTGCTCCAAGTTGAGCCCCAGCAGGGTGTTGATCGCTTCGAGGTTCTTGATCAACACTTCGGCGCTCTTGATGTTGCCGAGGCGCGCCATGTCCATCAGCGGCTCGATGAGGATCTCGAAGCGGTCGAGCATGAGCAGGCGCTGCTCGTTCGGGTCGATCTCTGCGGCGCGACTCGCAAAGTAGTCCTTCATCAGGCGCTCAGCACGAGGGGCGGGGATCTTGTACAGGCGCTCGATCTCCATGTACGACTTGCCCTTGGTGCGGGCCGCGTGCACGATCTGCAGTAGACCGTCGCCCTGTGCTGTCTGCTCACTCATGTGATGATCTTAGCGCACAGAAGGGCCAGCCGATGCTGACCGGCTGGCCCTCTAGTTGCCCCTCACCACAAGGAGTGCAGTCGGGCTTGTGGCCCGATGGGGGACAGTCTATCCCATGACCCGGCTCTTCTGATCATACCCAGCCTGCCGATTTGCGGCACACCTTCTGCACGTTCTCCACACCGTTCCCGGTGGGCTGGGCCGGTAGTACGTGTTCTCTTCCGTGAATTCGTGGCCGTTTACGCACTGTTCGAGCTTCGCATAGTGATGGTGGCCATGCTCCACGGTGTCACGAGCGTTTTCAGCGGGCGTGCCGTAGCAAAGATTGGACAGCACAGAGTTCGAGCTGTCGCCGTCTTTGTGACGAACTACTTGCCCTTCGGGCCGTGGACCGATGTAGGCAAGTGCAATTAGGACGTGAATTCCAGCGGAAGTGCTTTTCCCGTTGACCATTAGCGAAATCTGCGGATACCCGTCAGTTCCGATGGATGTCTTCAGCTTTCGAGGCACAGAGTACCTTCGAGTCGAAAAGACTTCACCTTGTTCATTTACGAAGTAGCCTTCGTATCCTGGCACGGCTTTCATGACTTCACGAAAGGCACTTCTAGCCTGTACGGTTTCTGCACCAAGACCAGCTTCTTCGCGTGGTCCATGCGGGACCACTGCACCTCGCCGGGATGAGCGTTGGACACGTGAGGCGTCCACCCGGCGAAGTCTTGCGAGTAGGCGATGCCGCGCGATTCGAGCCCCTTCACGAGGCGTGCACGCATCTTGTGCAGAACGTCCCACGCGTCGTCGACGATCCACGCCATGACGTTGTTGTAGCGACCCATGGTGGTTTTTTCGGCCCAGCGCAGTTCGAGGTCGATTCCCGAGGGGCCGATCTTTTCGAGTCCTTCGAGAACGACCTGCGCCTGCTCGCTCGTCAGCCGTCCGGCGAAGTGCACGAGAGTAATGTGTCCGCCGTCGTTGATCGGCAGCTCAACGTGACTCATTTTTCTTCGTTCCAAACGGAACGTGACCACACGAACGAGGAAAGGCCAGTCATTACTAGCCCGAATAGCATCACGAAGATGCCCGTCCATGCCCAGCGTCCGTCTGCCACCCATATCGACATCACGAAAAATGTGAACATCAAGATGAACGACGCTCCGGTGATGCACCAAAGCAATACGGTGAGTGTTTTCATTTTTCTCTTACCTCCAAAGGTACGTAAACGCTTGCAATCGGGACTTGAAGCACCGTGTCCCACCAGCCGTTTCCTTCGCATTCAATGCACTCTTGCTCAGCATCGAGAAAGTCATTGCCGGTTCCCAAGCACGAAGAACAGAATGCATATCTGTTATTCACGCACGAACCCCGTTCTTGATTCAGTGACCACCATGGCACTCTTGTCGCCTGACGACTTGATCTTCTTTTCGACCATCTTGATGCGGTCATTCAAGTACCACTCGGCTTTTTTCAGGTCTTCGAGTTCTTTCGTCACGTCCTTGAAACCGGCGCGCGCGATGTACTTGATAGCGTTACCGCTGTCGAAATCGAGGTGCCGCGTGATCTCGATCACTTCTGCGTCGAAGCGCGTGTAGTGCGCTGGATGATTCACGGGGTCGTTTTTTTCCAAGTTAGGATCTACGTCCACGGTTGCCTCCTAAGTAGTGGTCTACCTCAACAGTACACCAAAGGGCCACGCGAATCAACGCGTGGCCCTCAGGTGATCAGATCAGAACTTCTTGCCGTGCTTGTACGGACGGCTGTCGTTGTAGACGACCTTCTCGACGAAGAGTCGACCGGCGTCCGTGGCCAGGCCGAACTCGCCCAGCAGGTCGAACACCCGCACCAGAACGTCGATCAGCTCCGACAGCGGACCGCACGGCTTCTGGTAGTTGCCGACCTGCACGCTGGACTGCTGGCCCGTTTTGTCCTCGTACCACACCGCACCGAGCTGTTCGCCGTTGCGGAGGTCGTCCTGCGCCTCGATGACTTCGCTGACGATGAGCAGAAGCCGCTGACCGATGTAGTTCGTCAAGTTGGCCTTGGCCAACTCTCGGATCTGCGACGACCCTGCGTCGCTGTGCCCCGGCTCGTCGATCACGGCGAGGATGCCACGCAGCTCGTCGCCCTCTTCGTGGAAGCCGTGCCGCTCGGAGACACCAGCACAGAGGGCAGCCAGCTCGACGATCTGCTGGGCCGTGACGTCCTGACCAGCCTCGGTGCGCAGCTCCTTGAACTCCACCGTCTCTTCGATGTACTGGCGGTAGATCGCGGGGCCATCGGCCTCGGAAGGCCAGTACGCGAACGCGAGCGCCGTGGAGTCGCCGGGCGTGGCCGTCTTGCCGCGCACGAACTCCTTGCGCGTGATGTCGGTCGGGTTCGCCGTCATGTAGAGGTAGCCGACCGAGCTGATGCCGTGCGGCGAGATGTGTTCGAGCTTGTGGTTGAGATCGAGCTTCTCGATCATGGCGAGCGTCTTGGGGAACGAAACAGTCACAGTCTTCTCCTGCGTGTAGTGGTGGGGGTTGAGATGACGAAAGGGGAGCCGCGTGTGCGACTCCCCTTTCAGAGGTGGATGCCGAGTGTTACTCGGCGGTGTCGGCCTCGACGGTGCCGACCTCGCGGCGCTGCAGCGTCTCGTCGCTGATCGAGCGGACGGCCTTCAGGGCCGACGTCTGCGCACGGTTGAGCGACGCGGCGGTCTTGGCGGCGGCGTCGACGTCCTCGACGTCACCGAACGCCTCGCCCAGCTCGGCGGCGAGGTCCTTCGAGAACTGCGCGAAGCGGTTCTTGATCGTGGCCTGCAGCTCCTTGCGCTTGGCGTCGTACGGCGACGTGGTGGAGCCCTCGGCCTCCTTGAACTTGCCCAGGGCGAGCGCGAGGCGCTCGGCGGCGGTCTTGGGGGTGGCCTCGACGGCGGGGGTGGCGGTGGCGGTGGAAGCCATGATGTTCTCCTTGTTGTGTGTGGGGTGTTACAGATTGAGGTGGGGGTGATCTTCCAGGAAGTCTTTCACTTCCTGCAGCGACTCTATCAGAGCTTCGAGGTGGCTTCTGTCCAACTCGTTTACTGTGTGTGCGCTTGTGAGAGTAACTGTACCACGGTTTTGGTCGAGTGAAACCAAGTAGAGCGATTTTGGTGCAACTCTTCCGATCTGACGCGGGATGAAGATGTCCGGGTCGTTCTTGAACGAGTCATCACCGAACTCAGTTCTTCGGTCGGCCACTGTTCATCTCTTCAGCAGTCAGGGCTCGGACGCCGTTGCGGGTGGTGTCGTGGTACCAGTTGTCGATCTCTGCCAGGTGGGCCTCTGCGTCCCTGATCTGCTGTCGGAGACGCTTTGCTGCCTCCGACTTGATCTCGGGGCCAGGGACGCGCCCTGTGAGCCGAAGGATCGGCCCCACGGGGCTATGGACGGTGGTTTGTAGGGCTGCCATCGCGCTTCGCTTTCTTCACTCGGGATTTGATGCTGACGTAGCCGCCGAGAGCGGCAACGGTCTGAAGCAGTAGGAACGCCACGATGAGCCCACTGCCGACAGCGGCGACTTCCTCGCGCCAGCCGTACGAGCCCCCCTGTGCGGCGAGAACGCCAATGAGGTAGACCAGCCACAGAGAGATGACGACGCGTCCGATGATCGCGCCCCAGAAGCGCGCCATCAGTAGAACCCCACTTTGGTTTTGTGGCTGACCTCTTCGTCGAGAACAACGTCCTCGCGCTCGGTCTGCGTGCCAGCGATGTCGACCTCGCGCAGTACCTTCTCGACGACTTCGCGCTCAGGCTCGACAAGAAGCTTGCCGTACTCTGTGATGGCCTTGACGCCCATGGACGCGGCATCCATGTAAAAACCAACGCGAGTCGCGCCATACTGAGGCTTGGCGGCTTCAGATCGCGCCGCAGTCAGACTTGCCACCACGTCGTCGATCAGCTTCTCCAAATTGTTGCTCACCATCACGAGCCGCCGTTCTCGGGGAAGCGCAACGGCGAAGGCGGCGTGGAAGGCTTGATCGTGCCATACAGAGACAGCGTGCGGAACATCAGGGCTGCACGCGTGGCGTCGTCGAGGTTCGCGGTCGTCACGCCACCCTTCAGCAGCTCGTTCTCGGTGGCCAGCGTCTCGTTCGCACCCACCAGGCGCTGATGATCGCTGGACAACGCCGCGAAGCGCTGGCCGTTGACGATGGCCTGGTCCGCCTGGATCTTCAGCTCACGCGCCATGCGCTCCACTTCGAAGCGTGGCACGAGGTAGGCATCCACCACGCCGTCGTACTCGATGAACGTCACCCCCTCGTCCGTCATCGGGTACGTGGCACGCCCCACGACGTTCAGCACGACGCTTTCGAGGTCGTCGTCCTTGTGCTGGTCGATCAGGCGCTGATCGAGGCGCACAGCGCGTGCACGGAGCTTCGCCGCTTTGCGGCGGTTGCGGTCGATGGACAGCACAGGGTCACCGCCCGATCAGCTTGGTCTTGATGGCGTTGACGATTCGCTTGCGGTGCGGGTCGTTGGCGACCATCACGATTTCGAGCTTGATGCTGCCGTTTTCGTCGCTTCTCGTGTTGACGTCCACGATGACGGTGCGCAGCAGTTCGACGGGGAAGAAGCCGGAGTGGATCTGCGCCACCTCGTTAGCTTCGCGCTGTGCCTTGTTGCGGTCGATGATCGCGTTGAGGCTGTCGATCTGCGACTGCATGCGGGAGTTCAGGGCCGTGAGTTCCGCTTCGAGGTGCGCGATCTTGCGGTCCTTCTTCGTGGGGGCAGGTGCGAAGTCTTCGCCGATGGACCATGCTCTGTAGCCGACCCTGATGTCCTGCTTGCCTTCGAACATGGCCGACTCGCGCACCGCCTTGATGCGGCCCGTGTAGCCGTGCGTCTTGTGACGAACCCTGTCGCCTTTTTTGAACTTGGTCATTTTGCTGCCTCCTTGTTTGGTGAGGGAAGATTAGGTGTTGGGCAAGACGCTATTTGCGTACGAGGTTGTCTTAGTCCCTCTGCAGAACGACTTTGGATTCCGTCTCCATTTTGGAGTAGGCCACGCCGTATAGAATGGCTTTCGGTGACTTGCACCCAACAAGAAAGACCCTACCACATTGGTAGGGTCTTTCAAGTGCTTCTTGGGTCAGCCGGTGAAGGTTTCGGCCAGACCCTTGAACTCGTTCGAGTTGATCTCGACGACGTTGACGCCAGCGCGAGCCAGGGCGTTCACCGCGTCCATGGAGTGCAGGATGCGGAACAGGCCTCGTTCGAGCAGCGCGTAGCCGCCGGTGATCTCCTTGTAGATGATGCGGTCCTCGTGGTCCTTGGAGAAGGCCGCGACCACGGAGTCACGGACGGCCTTCGAGCAGGCGACGATCTGCACGGGTGCGCCGCTGACGCTCTTGATGGAGCCGGTGTTGCCGGGGCCGAGGTTGACGGGGATGCCACCGATGATGATGGTCTGACCGTTGTCGGCACCGGAGTCCGTGGTGGTGAGGATCGTGACTTGCGACATGAGTTCTGCTTCCTGTTGTTCGGGAGTGGGTGCGTTGCTGATTGCGGTGGCGAGTTCGCCTGCGGTGACGTTGGTAGCGAGTCGGATGGAGTGGCCGCCGAGGCTGTCAGCCCACCCCTCGTAGGGGCGACCGATCTGCGCGGCGCGTGCGCGCAGCGTCATGATGCCGACACGCGACCCCTGACCGGCTGCGTCGGTGAAGATGCCGTAGCCGCCGCCGATGCTGACGCCGATGTCGCCCGCGTTCTTGTTCTTGTCGGTGCGGGTCGGGCTGGGGCCGTAGTACACGACAGATCCGATGGGCGCGTTCCAGTCGCCACGACGCTTGTGGCCCTCGGGGGTGCCCAGCCACGACTCCCAAGCGGTCGACATGCGACCGACCGACGAGC